CTTTCAGAACGAGTGCCATTACTTTAACTCGATTGTAAGGTTCCCAGCATTGATACGGAAGATATCACCCGTAGCAATGGTCTTAGACGCATCCAGTGCACCAATAAACAGAATGTTACCGCTTGAGGCTGCGTCAACAATAAACGCATGTGTCACCGTATTGCTTGTGCCAGTAGAGGCTGCATACTCAATGTTCGCCGCGTTGGTAACTGTCTGCTGGTCAGTTGAGCCAGAAGCCAACGTCCAACCAGCGGCGTTAACCTGCTGACGAGCATACGCGCCAAAGGTTGCCTCTGTTAATGAGCCAGCTTCTGCATCAGATACTGCTGTTGCCAAACCAACATAAATGCTGTTGCCTGGTGTGGTGAATGAACTGGAGTTGTTCTTAAACAAGAAGTCAAGAATCTTGTTCTCCAGATAGGTGGTTGCTGCATTACTTGTTGCCATTTTTAACTCCTAAGTCCTTGGCCTATCAGGTAAACCCCTGCGATATGCGTCTGAGTTCTCTCTGGCTTCCGCCAAATCCTTCAACCGCTGAAGCTCCTGTGCAAACCTTTGCTCATACAGTTGCATCATATCAGCTTCACCTTTCATGTAAGTATACGCTTCTACAAGCGAACCGTAAAGAAGAGCGTTAGGGGCGTTCTCGCTCAACCATGATGTGCCACTACCCGCACCAGCAGTTATGCTTGCTGGACGATAATAATAGTGGAGTTCTACTGTATATGCTTGATTAGGTGTGGGGCTCAAAATAAAATTATCCACATCAAAAACACCGTAATATCTTGGTGTGGCGTTTGCCCCTGCGTCTATTGAGTATTGTTGAACAAAGTTTACATCTTTTATTAAAAGAAAATCCTCGCTGCCGGATGTTGTTATCTGCAAAGAAAATGGAGACATATAGTCTGACGGCACAGACAGGAACGGGTCATTATTTGTTAAAGTAGATGTGGCGTTCTTACGAAAAAGCTCAAGGTCAACAAGACTAAATATGCGGTCTTCCGCACCGCTTATAAAAACGTGCAGATTGTTCACAAAAGAGGTTTCTGTGTTTTCCGCAAAATCTTTTATAGCGTCTTGCAATTGTGTGTATGTAAATGACATTATTCTATCCTCACAATCGCATTACCAACACTAGCTGCGGGCATTGTAATCGTAAATGTTGCGTTATTAGTGGTGACGTCAGAGCCAAAATCCACCACAACTACAGCTTTATTTGACTTACTGCTGTTGTAGATTAACGCGCCACGAGCAGTTATCGTTGAGCTAGTAAAGGTAACGTCAGAAAAATCCACAAAAGCTGAATTACCACTTGTTGCTGGGGCAACCACAGTAAGGGTTGCGCCGCCAGCAGTGTAGCCTGCTCCAGTGACCTCATTAGAGACAGAATACGCAGTAGTGGATGAATTTAAAGTTGCAGTGTTAGAAAACAAAGCAATTTTAAAAGTATCTGTTGTAAAATCGTGCTCTGCCTCAAGTAATTCTTTTTTAAAACTTACGCACATAGCTGTTGAAATAGCCATACTTACTCCTACGGGGTGTTCGCCTGACCACCCATGCCACTATGGTTTGTACAGTAATAATACAGAGTTGGCGCTCCAGAAGCTACAGTAATTTCTGTGTAAGCACCAGCACTTCCTGGGGTGCCATTGATGGTAACGCCTGTTGTGTACTGAGTGCCGCCGCCATGAGTGCCGTTTGACGTAGCCGAAAACCTCAAGGGATGACCTGAATTGCTGGCATCAGATTGGTCAAACCTATAGGTGTTACCCTCCGTCAAATTAACTGTATCTTGCTGAACGCTGTCTATAAAATATTTATTGCCAGAACCAGGGTTAGAAACTGTTACAGTAAATGTTTGCGCTATAACAACGCCGCCACCTGTCGCAACTACAGTGCCAGCCTTGCCAATACCCTTTGCAGAGAGATTGTATATTAAGGTTTGCGTGTTAAAAATAGGAAAAGAAACTGTAGCAGAAATAATATTGTTTTCAGGCCTTGGGTTTCTTAACGCCTCCGCATCCGTTCCTCGTCTTTTCGGCTCTAACTGAGGGTGCTTTGGCTCCCACTCATCTTTGCCCACAAAAAATCCATTCCACTCCATACGCATATCGCTCAAACGGTAACGAAAGCCAGAACGGTCAGATGTTCCATAAGCATATTTACCAGCGGCAAATTTAGACATTACCCAATCCTGTAGTTTTGTAAACTTGGGGATATGTTAAATGAGGCTCTGTCTCTGTCTTCAGATAAGGCCCTTGCAAGCTCCTCTTCATAAAATGACTTTAGCATAGTGACTTTATCAGGAGCTTTTTTAATCGCTAGGTAATACGCCAAACCAGCCGCCAAACAAGGGTAAAATCTAAACGGAACAAATACAGTATTGGTTGTTTTGTCAGCGTCATCTAATCTTGTCAAAACATCAAAAACAAGAGTATCTGTACTGTTGCTCGGTGTAGGCCACACGTTTATTTCTGGCGTTATTTGTCTGTCTATAAAAAACTGACTAGGGCGAGCTTGAGTATTTTTGTTAGGAATGCTTAAAAATGCGTCACGGCTAATTCTGCTCATATTTATGTCGGCCTGAGACGCCCCTGAGCCTTGCCGAACAACCATAGAAAGAACGTCAATAACATCTGTGCCCATAGAATAGGCGGCTGTCCCCTGAGTAACAACTTGAGTTCTCTGCTCGATTGTCCATTGGTTTAGCCCTCTGTTCGCCCATTCTGCAAACATTAAATTCATCGAGCGTTTGGCTGTTTTCAAATCGTAACCATTACGCACTTCTAAGCCGCAACGCTCAAAAGCCTCCTCTATATAATCAGCTACGTCTAATTCAAAATTTGTAGAGCCTGAAACTGCCATTTATTTCTTCTTTCTCTTCAAAGACTTAACGCGGCGAGGCTTTCCTGATGGCTGACCAATGCGCTTCTTCTGGGCTATTCTACTACGTTTTTCGGCTGCGGTCATCTCTTTGGATGTTTTGGGAGTTTTAGAAGACACTCTTTTAGAGGGGCGACAATATGGAGTACCCCGTTTTTCTCCCTTGCCACGCCCACACGCTTTCCCCGTGCGGACATCCTTCCAGTCCTCTTTGAACCACCTCTTGAGATTAGCTCCAGCTTTTGTTTTTCTAACCGCCATACTCGCCCCATTAATACATAGATGTTGGCTTGTCTCTCATTACAGCACCACCACCACGCATTTTCTTTGCTTTGGACTTATTCCCCCAGTTCTTGGCACCCACTTTTCTGCATTTGGCAATAGCGCCGCTTGCATACGCACTTGGGAAAACTCTGTATCGAGCTTTTACTTTCTTATAACAAGCATCTTTTGGCATTTTTTTACTCCCCGGACTGCTGATTTGCTTGGACATCTGCGAGCGTGATATTGGCAATTTTTTTCTCCGAAATAAATTGTTCCCACATAGGCCTAATCATTTGATAATTGGCGTCAACCTTTGCGTGTGTCTCTGCTAGGTCAACCTTCATATCAACAATACTTATCCCCACCCAGCCAATAAATGGCACAGATAAAGCTGTAAAAAAACCTATTACACCTATCAAAATCTTAACTAGCATTTCCATCTACGCCTCGCCTGTCTCAAACGGCTATTGGGGTTTTTAGCCGCTTTGGGAAATTTCTTCATTTGACCAGCGCTGCGAGCGCAGAATGATTTACGGCGTTTTGCCGCCGCAGAACCTTTTTTAACCTTGCCTGTCACAGCGGTTTTAAGCTTGGAACCAGGATTTGCCTTGCGATACGCAGCAACACCCTTCTTTGTCATACCCGCACCTGATTTGGTCTTACGGTAGTTACCGCCCTTACCAGTGGTCTTGCGAATGGGTTTTTCTTTTTTGCGTGCCATAACTAACCCTGTTGATAAAAAACAGTTAAGGATGTGTTTGCTGGCAGAGTCGCATAGACTCCTGTTTCATACAAAACCCCATCACCAGGGAAAACTATATCAAACGTCCCAGCAACACTTTCATCAACCTCTATTAAAACAGAACCGCTCGCGGCGGTGTTGTCATATAGAATTATATTTCCTGATACGCCAGTTTTGTGATTTACAACCAAACCCATCAACCGACCACGACCTGACAAGAGGCTTGCAGAAGCGTGAATATGCTTTGTTTTTACCTCGTTGCCAGCCATTTTAAGACAGAAATATAGTCAATATATTGCTTGAGCCTGTAAACGCAGAAATATATGCGCCATCTGTGGCAAGGATTCCATCATCAGGAATATTTAAATGATGCAAGCCAGCGCCAAAACTTTGCTGAAGCAATGTTTCACCAGAGGCGCTACCATTTTTAATAGTAAACGCGCCTGATGCTGCGGCATATATAACAATCTGACGAATACGAGAGCGAGCAGGGCCTACAACAGCCGCACTGGCTCCTTGAGCGTGGTTAAAGGCTTTTACTGGACCAGCCATAATAGCCTCCTATTAAGCAGCGGCAGTCGCGCCAGTGTCCACACGGATGTAGTTTGTTCCGTCAGAAAACACAAGGTTTCCTGTGCCATTACCTGATGACTCAGAAGCCTTTAGGGCATCAGAGCAAAAAATAATACGGCCTGTAGTGGTGGATGCTGCTGGTAGGTCAGCAAAGGCAATGCCTGTAGATTGGAATCCGTTAGTTGAAATAATCGGACCTGAAAAGGTAGTGTTAGCCATTTAAATCTCCTGTCGTGGCTAGTGTCAGTCGCTCCATGCAACTGTCAGGGGTAATTAACTATACAATAAAAAAGGGCGGCTGTGAAGCCGCCCCTTTCCGAACATTTGTTCGCTTTATGCGCCCGGTGAACCGAACACTGCGCGTGGGTCGGAATAGCCAAAGCTATAACGCTCACGAGCTTTAAAGCGCATGTTGCCTGAGTCGAAGTCAGCTTCCATGCCTGTAGACATTGGAGTACGCTCAAAGTGCTTAAAGCCATTTGGCGCATCTGTCTTGATGAAGAACGCATCTGGGTCTGTCAAGAAGTGGTTAATTGTATAACCCTCTGGAAGCATACCCATGTTACGGATTGCGTTTACATCATTGTCGGCTGTGCCTACACGCAGTGTAGACTCTAGCAGACGGTCAGCAACGAACTGAAGCTGTGGTGGAACGATAAGCTTGGTACCGCGCAGGGCGATAATCAAGTTACGCTCATCAACGAAAGTTGAGATGTCAATTAAGGCATTCTCAAGTGAAGTTTCGTTAAGGTCAGCAGCAGTTGATGGCTCGTTACGGAATGTACCACCACCAGCAAGTGGGTGGTCAGCCGCGCAAAGCTCTTTGCTGTCACCACCAGCGAAGTTACTGTCAAACGCATTGTTTAGCGTTGCGGCAGCTTTAACTTGCTTGGTGTGTGCCATTGAACGTGCTAGTGCGCGTGTGTAGCGTGCACCAAGACGGTCATATAGGTTATCTTCCATTGCTTCTTCAGTAAGCGCGAAAGCCAATGAGATTGTCTCATGTGAGTAACGAGCTGTGTATGCTTCTGAAGCATTGTCGAAAGATACGCCTGCACCTTCTTGTTTGGTTTGGGCGTTACCAAAACCTACGAGCATTACCTCTTCTTCAAACGCACGGTCTGATGATTCGGTGTCGTAGATTTCTGCGTGTTCCGCATCATAGCGGTCATATTCCATGCCGAACAGGGCGTTCAGGCCTGGCTCTAGTTCTTTAACTAGCTGTGCTCTTGAAATAGCCATTATCTAGTCTCCTTATGCCAACCCAGCCGTGCCGCCACGGATGATGTGATTGTTGATAACGACCATGACATTAGTGTTTGCACTTGCGGTGTCACTGTTCTCTGGGTCTTGCGAAATATCAATCGCTTTCAGAGGCAGTGTTGCGGTTGCCGCGCCTGTTGACACACCAATTTCAGTGCGTGAAAGCCCTGAATTTGTGTCGCCTGTACCAACAACAATGTCAAAGTTTCCGAACAAATCCGTTACAGGAAATGCAGCGTTACCTTGGATTTCGTAAACTACGTCTGGCGAGTCAATTACGAATGCCTCAATGTCAGCAGCCGCGATTGAGCCAGGGTAGTAGTTTGAGAATGTTTCCTTACCAGAAACAGGGTCAGTGTAACGGCAGCCGTTGAACACACCCAGAGCAGCATCGGTTTCGCCAGCAGCTTTAACGCCAATTGTTCCAGCGGTTAGTGCTTCCACTAAGTCGCCTTGGAAAATCGCGCCAGAAGCATTGTTAGCAATGCGATAGCGGTTCTGTTGGTTCATAAAGGCTGAGCCGTTCATCATCCGCGCTGGGCGCAGACCAAAGGCAGCATCTTTATTTGCCATTTTGAACTCTCCTTACGAGTTTATTTTTGGCCCCTAGAGCCAAAAGTTACTTGACTTGAGCGCTGTGGATTTAGCTTGGGCATAGCGGAATTAGATTCACGCATCCAATCTCTATCTACAGCTTCCATTTGATTTTCTGTAACGCTACGGTAATGTGCGTCACGCTGTTCCACAATCTCTTCAGGTATTCTGGCAAGAACCAAACCACCTACGCCGATTACGCCAGCGTTTTTACCTTCGTCAATGACAGGTGCATCGAAATCAGGATAGTCTTCCGCCCGTACAAGCTCCCAACCTTCACGGCGGCGCTTATGGACGTTGTTTCGGTCATCGTATTCCATGACTGACTCACGAATCCATCTGTGTTTGAAACCCACAGGTGCTTCAGGAGCCTCAAGGGTTGATGGTGGCCTCCACGCGTCTACTCTCGCTGTTTTTTCACGGGTTTGCGAATCCCGGCTAGCGCGGTCAACCATTATGCACTCCTTGTGTCTATTTTAGCGACTTCTTTTGCGTACCGCTCAAGAGGAATATTCATCTTCTTGGCGAAAGCCACTTGACCTGGTGTTAATTCCACCGTTTTTTTCCGCCCTGATTTCACTGACCGTCCAGAGGACGCAGGCGCAACTGCTTGGGCGTTCTGCCGCTGTGCCTGAAACTTGTGTGGAAACTCTACGCGCATACGCTTGTCGATTTCCTTGTAATAATCATCACTTGTTGGGTCAAAACCCTCAACACCAACTAGAGCCTCGTGAATGGCCTGCACTCCACGAGTCATAACCATGTCTT